TCAGGGATTTCTAGCGTTGCCGCCATCAACTCCCCCTGTAATCAAAGTGCCAGTCACCACCTGGGTAGACCAGGAAGACCCAGCCGTGCTTGCGTTTGCGCCTCCTGGCCTGTGCCATAGGTCAGCCCCCCTGCTTGTACCGGCGGAGAATGTCAAGCGTGTATTCGCGGATGGACGGGTATTCCCGACCGTTGTAGAACTGCTTTCTGTTGTCGTTGTACTTTTCTGCATTACCGCTGTACCAAACTGCCGCGGCCCGTCGGATCGCAATGTCTCCCCGGTATCCAGCCGCAATTTGCTGTTGGTAATTTTCTAAGATCTGCCCATTCACCACCGCTAGCTGTGCTGGTCGACTAGCCAAATACTGTTGTGGTGTCAGGCTTCTGCCAAAGTGCTTTTTAGTCCAAGAAGGAACATTTGCCGGCATGACCTGCCCGTAACCCAATGCACCTGAATCGGGATTCACGATCGTAAAGCTGCCGCCGCTTTCCTTGCCGACAATCGCTCGCCGCAGCCTGTTGATGTCAAGAGCCCTCGAAAGAGCTATTTCACTAGGTGAAAGCGTCGGGACTGGCATCTGAATTTGTGCAGGTTGAGGCAGTCTGAGGAAGGATTGGGGCATTATTGTTGGCATCGTCGCTGCCGCCGCTGGATTTGTTCCTGTCAAGGCGTTGAAAAAGTTGTTAGCTAGTGAGTGCGGAAAACTGTTGTTGTTTTGAGCAGGTGCCGCTGGAGTTGCAGAACTAAGCCGTAAGTCCTTTAAGCTCTCCCTTTCTTCTGGCTTTAGAGTCGGAAATGGCACATCGGGGAAACTGTTTTTCCATTGCTTCTCGAAAAATTGATCAACCTTTCCGCCATACCCAGAAGTTTTGATAATAAATTCCATTGCTGGTGACAGCTTGCGAGTGCTGAGCCATTGCGACAATTCCTTCTCCAAAACCTTTGGATCTACTACTTTGCCATTTTGAACGCTACTATTTAAGTTATTTTTTACGCTCTGTGACACTCCTTTAAACCACCCATTGTGTTTATTGAAAAACGCATTAATGTTAGGAACTGCAACCGGTTTAGCAGCAGCAGCAGCGTTGGTTTGCCGCTGAGTCATTTGCGCAGAGAATTTAAGACGCCATCTTTCTATTGTTTCTTGTACTTCAGGTTCGCTTTTCCCTTTAGCTCTTTCAGATGTCGCTATGTCACGCAGTTTAAGTCTAAGGTCGGTTCCCAAGCGCAATACTTCTTCACGCTCATCATCAGTAAAACCGCCGGTCGCCCCTAGAAAATCTGCTCTTTTCTTAAGAATATCTTTTATCCATTGGGCATTTGCTTGCGCGTAAGGCTTGTTGGCTTCATCAACGAGGGTTTCCGCTTGCTTGACATACGGCTGAATTGTTGCTTGAAGCGCGCCTGGTATCGCTTTAATTTCCCTTAGTATTTCCTCCGGGGGTAAGCCTGAATTCACGAGGGCTGCGGCTCGTTCTCTAACATTTTCTTGCACTAAGTCTGAGCCAAGTCCTTTGGCTGTATTTTCAAATGATGAAACGCTTTTTCCAAATGCAGCTAGCGCCGCTGGATTGCCCGCTAAAGCATTTTGCCCAAGTTCAGCTATTGCAAGAATTCCCGCATTAAGTTGTGGTGCATTATTTGCCAAAGCGCGAAGGTTGTAATAATCTATAAGATACTCTGCATAGTCTTCGCCTACTGCCTCGTTAGAGCCACGTATTGAGTTGCGCAGCGCAACATTCTCCTGCATGCTATTGCGGACAAAGCTAGTAACCATTGATACGCCGTCGGCGCCAAGGCGCCGCTCAAGTGTTTCTCCGTTTGGCCCTACTCTTAATTTCAATAACAAATTAGCGCCTCTTCCTGTATTTATCTGCGCTTGTAGCGAGTGCAATTCAAAAAGGCCAGTAACCGGATTTTTGAGTGATAATGCATGCTCACTTCCAACAGACTTAACTATATCAGGAAGAAGTTTTACTAATCTAGAATAATTCTCAGGACCAAGACTTAGACGTGCCTCGTCTAGCGCTTTCTCAGTCTTAAGTTGCAGCTGCTCGTCGGTTATATCTTTATTAGTGAACATGCTAAATAAGTTTGTTCTAAGTGAGCTAACTGCATTTCTAAAGTTATATTCGTTATGCAGCTTGCCTTGCGCAGTCGTTAAATTGCTATGAGTCGCATAAATTTGCGCTTCAAATTGCTTGTAGATAACAGGATCGCTTGTGTTGATCTTGATTAGCTGCTGCTGCGCACGGAGGATTAGTGGGTGATTAGGCGCCAGTGATTCCTTTGAAACCATATTGCCGTTGCCATCTGGCACCTCAGTCATTTGCGCCCAACGGTCTGGCGCTGTGCTGATCTCGTTGCGTGTAGCAGCTATTTCAAGGTGCCGGTTGGTGTAAGCCTGTACCAGGAGCGACCCGGCAACTGATTGCAGCCGCTCATACGCAGCGCGGGCTTCAAGGTCACCGGCGCTTGCCTTCTTGTAAAGCTGGTCGCGTATCTCCGCTAGACGCTGCCCCGGAAATTTGGCTGCAATATCCTCAGCAGCCTTTCTTCCTGCTATGTCAGCCCTGTCCTGTCGGATCTTTTCGACGGCCACGTAGGTTTCGCCCATGGCTCCTAGGGCCGTGCTGAAGCTGCCAAGTGATTTGGCCAATGCAGCCATGTCTTGCGACGGCTGAGGCAGGTCAGGCGGCCTAGGGATAACAACAGGGCCACCCAGGATTGGACCCCTTGATTCAAAAAAGGTATTGACCGGCGACGCCGCAGGCCTCAGGGCAGGGAGGTCAAAGGACCTGCCACCGATGGGCGTGCCAGCACCCATCTGGGGAGTGCCGCCGATAAGACGGCTTGCCTCCTCTGCACCAGTGACGGTGCCAAGCGCTTTACCGGTGCCGAGTTGTGATGCCATGGTTCTACTAATACAGTTTTAGGCCTGGGGTAAACGCTTTCTGGGTAATGCCTTTTGTATCAAGGCCACCAAACGCTTTAGCCGCTGCCCCGGGATCCAGTTTTGGAAAAGGCGGGGCCGGTGGCGGTGACTTTGGAAGGCTGCTGTACAGGCTGAAACCGCTTGAAATGCCACCCGCCACAGCGCTTGCCCCACCCAGGACGTATGGAAGCGAGCTTGGTGCCGCTCGCTCAATCGGTCTGATCGGGTCTAGGTTCACCTGTTTCATGTATGGCTGGTTCTGCGCCATACGGCTTGCGTAAGTTGCAGCAGCTCCACGTTTCTCTTGCTGCGTCTGGTTGATGGCAAAGGCCAGGTTGCGGTCTGTCGCAAAGTCAAACTGCGCTCGTTGCCTGTAGTAGTCGGCAATCAGGTTGTCGACGGTGTTGCCGACTCGACCAGCTGCGCTGACCTCGCCCTTGGCCTGCAGGAACGCTTTGCCGGTTTCTTGTTTCTTCTGCGCTGCAGCCTCCTGCTCTTGCATGATCCGCAAGTTCAACTGGCCGATGTCGTTTGCGTAAGCAAGACCTGCCAGCTCTGCGTTCTGCTGGTTCAAGGTCTCCTGCATCATCTGCTTCTGGTTCTCGTAGATGTTGGCAGCATCGGTTTGCATCATTGCAAACTGATAGTTCTGCTGCGCCTGGGCGTTCATGTATGCCGTCTCTTGCCGCGCCTGTTGGTACGACGCAACCTGCTGGCCAATGCCAAGGCCTGCAGAGACAACACCGAAAGCAATACTTGCTGTTACCGGATCACACATTGCTTAGATCCTCACAAATTCGTAGAACAAGCGGCTTTCTGGCCCCCAGTCTGGATGCTTACGGATAAAGGTAAAGCCCATGTACTTCAACCAGCGGACGTGGACCTCATTGCGGGCGTCCACCACGTTGAACAGCACTGGGTAATCAACGTGCAGCTTACGCAGCTGCAGCTTGGATTCCTTGAGAAACACCCGGCGATCACTGTGGTCATCAAGCATGGCCTGGCATCCCAGCATCCAGATCCGCCCAGCTTTTGCACCCTCTGGGATGACGCCCCAAGCGCCAATCACGTTGCCGTGCCTACTGACAATGGCCATGCACGGACGGCTGGAGAAGAAGCAGTGCAGCATGGTTTCCCGTGGACTGCTGCCTGACTGTGCTTTGACCTCGGCAACATCTTCTGGTCGCATGCCATCAGCCACAGCAACGACGTCACGAACAGTGGCAAGACGCTGGTAACCCGCTTTCACATCCGTGTTGCACGAGTGTGATACCACCCTTCCCATTCGCAGGACTGCACTCTGCACGGTAGTGGACTGTTGCTGAGTAATTCAATCTTGGCACCTGTATTGCGTGTCATCACGGGGGCGCGGAACTGGCCTTGTTTCAAGGCAGGTGCGCCCAGAGGCGTGCTGCCCAGTATGTAGCCCTCAAACGTGTAGGTCTGGGGGTCGCGGCTTTCTGCTGTTACCCGCAGCTGGAAGTGAGCAGTCCTGTCGAACACCACGGTCCAGGTGCGCAGCTGCAGCTTGGGTCCTGCTGCTACAGCGACACCGCCACCTGCCGGTTGTTCTTTGACAAAGGGCGTAGAGAACTCATAGGTCATCTGGTACAGCTCACCCACGAAGAACTTGGCTTGGCTCAGGTCGCCACGCACAACAATCGTTCCGTTGCCACCAGCCCCGCCTGCAAGCGTCTCTGAGACGATCTGGAGGGTTTGGCCGTGCTGCAGTGTGTTGCCGGCTACAAGCCTGCCTACAAGGGCCATGGTGCCCGTAGCAGTCATGGGGTAGGGCAGGGTGATTGTCGACTGCACATCCAGGCCAGCGGGCTGTGTCACTGCCACCGTGCATGCCGTCTCAGATACCTTGCGATCCAACAGCAGCTCAAACGCACTACCCGTATCAGTGGTCTCAGGGCGCAGTGCGATGCGCTCCATGTAGACACCGTCGCCGTACTGGCACAGCAGGTACAGGTCACTGTCAAGAATGTCGGCACCGATGATCTGCTTGCCGGACTGGAACTGCCAGAAGGACCAGGACGACTGCAGCTTGGTGTCCTCCTCAAAGAAGAACTTGTAGAAGTACACCCGGTCGGTCTGGTTCTTGCTGATTGCAATGACGGTTTCCTCCGACACCGACGCTGCCAAGGTGGCCAGGTTCGCCGGGATGTAGCGGGGGATTGCTGCTGTCACCTCCTCAGACATAGGCACAGGGCCACTGGCGTCTGGCAGGAAGAACTCGCGCAGGCCTGAGAACTCACCCTTAGGGATGGCGAAATAGATGGTGCGTCCAACGCCCACTGGGTCGACGTTGGATTGCATGTCAAAGGTGGTGATGGCCGTGACCGTTGCGGTCTTTGGTGTCAGCGGCGAACCCAGCGTTGTGATGCCAGTGTCAAGGCGGAACTGGCCATGGCGGCTGAACAGCAGCAGCGTGTTGGCAAAGGCCAAGCTGCTGACCAAAAAGTTGATCTCGGTGCCGCCTGTGCTGATGTCAATGGGGTCACTGTCCACGACGGTCTGCACTGTCTCTGGCCAGAACCGGTCGTAGCTATCCGCTGCAGACAGGATCACGTTCTCGTCAGCCAGGAACACCAGCCTGTTGCGGAACAGGTTGATGTTCTGGATCTGCTTGCCGACAAAGGTGGGCTCTGGGGCGGTGATCGTGTCACCTGCCACACGAGTAGACCAGTCGAACTTCTTAAACGTGAACGTGCCGTTTGTGTTGCGCATCAACACGTGCGGCATGGTCGTTTGATCCAGTTTGTACTTGGAGCCAGGCGCAGCACATTCGCGCCACACGCCCTTGCCAAACCCGCTGCCAGCTGTGGTTTCAAACCGCAGGTAGTAGTCGTCAAAGCTGGTACTGGCGCTGCCCTGCACCTTGACGATGAAGCCATGATCGCCAATCAGCGGCAGCCTGGTCACTGCATCGACAGTGCCCTTGATCGCAATGATGCCTTCTGCGGTCCTGGTGTCCGTAGCTTCCAGCGTGTAGTCACCGCCGTCGTTTTTGGTGATCCGCACGATGTACTCGTTTGCGGTCACCGTAAAGCCACCGCCCAGGGCTGACTGCAAAGACGTGGCCAGGTTGCTGGCAATCGTCACGGTGCTGGGGTTGGGGCTGCCACCTGTATTAACGGTGGTGGTAGAGACGGTGTTGCCGTTGACGGTGATGCTGTAGGTGGTGTTGTAGTCCGCGCTGCGCACAAACACCATTGACCTGGTGCCCCAGTCAGCAGACAGGTTGAACGAGTAGCGCCGGCCAATGGCTGAAGCTGCTGAGGCTGCCGGTGCAAACGTCACCGTGGTGGCGTTCACAGCAGTGACAGTTGCATTTGCTGGCACGTCTGGGCCAATGACGCTCATGCCGACAGAGACCCCCGTGGTGCTGGCAAACACTGCAGTGGTGGTGGTGCCTGCTGCTGAGCTGGTCAGGGCGACGCCGTCCAGCATGCTGACGGTCTTCTCGCGGTTGACGATGAAGGTGGCGTCAGCAACGGAGGCAACGCGGAACTGCGCTGAAGGGTCTGAAGCGTTATTGATGTCCAGGTAGCCCACGCCGTCGGGCACTGTGACCGTCTGTGCGGCACCGTTCAGGTCAAAGACCTTGATGTCCCCGTCCCTGATGTAGACCATGTAGCGGATGGTCCCGTCACGGTCGACGATGTTGACAAACGGGCGGCCGGTGCCTGAGGACCCAGAGAACAGCTTGCCCAGGTTGTAGGAGGGTGGGCGCTTCTTGAGGCCCTCTACGGGGCTAGGAAGGCAGTTAATGACCGACTCAGCCTGCGATGACAGCCGCAACGCCGCAGGCTGCTGGCTGACCCCATTGATCAGGTTGGGGATAGAGCTGCTGACAAGAGGCATGGCTAGCGGATGATGGCTCGGCTGGGCATGTAGGTCCGTATTACGCCAGTGTGGTTGGGATTGCCACGCAGCATGTTGTGCTCAGACAGCTGGGTCTCTTCCTCCAGGAACTGACTGCGGGCTTCCAGCTCAATCTGCAGGTTGATCTTGGTCAGGTCTGCTGAACCGATAATCGCGTCCTGCAGCGTCCGCCCAGCCCTGGCAATGATGTATTGCCTGGCATGCTCGGGCAGGTCGTCGTAGTCAAAGATATAGGTGACGTTGGCCTTCAGGTCAGCGGTGAACACATAGCTCTTGGCGCGGCGGTCGTAGAGCTTGGCACCGCGCTGGACGACCTCCAGGCTGGAGAACAGGTATGGGTCAACCACAACACGGCTGACGTTGGCGCCGACGGTGATCGTGCCGTCGTTAGCGCGGGCCAGCGTTGCCTCGTAGTCAGTGTTAAAGCTCCAGCCCTCCGCTTGCAGCCGGCGGCTGGATTCATCCAGTGCATCTTGTGCTTGCTTTGCCAGGCCAAGCTGCGATTGCAAGCTGCTGATCGGCGCCTCGCCAATCATCTGCAGCACGCGGTTGACGGCCTCTAGCAGTGTGGTCCTAGCGCTTGCCATGGCTTAAACCTAAGAAAAGAAAGGGGGGCCCGAAGGCCCCCGGCACCTCATCAGGTGGTGAAGGTGAGTTCGATGGCGCAGTCAGGGCGCAGCACGTTGGTGCCGCAAGCCATGGAGCCGACCATGAACGTGCCTTGCCACAGGGCATGGATGTCAGAGCCGGTCTGTTCCATCTTGAGGTCCATCAGCTTCACCGTACCAACGGCCTGCTTGTTGAACACCAGGGCC